TAGATTCGGGGTGTAACTGTTGCCAACAGCCAATGGGTCATTGTTCACCCAGTCGACTTTGTTGCCGGGATTGGCCAGCACGAGATCAACATCCAATCCGGTTCCGCCGGTCACCCCGGTTTTTACGACGTATTTATTGGTGTCCCGGCTCGTCTTGGTATTGGTCAAGATGTCGCCGGCCAGGATCGTCCCGAGACCAGTATCGGCGTGGATCGCGGTGCTGCCGGCCGCGTAACCGGCCGTCAGGTCAACCAAAAATCCCGTACCGGTACCTTTGGTATGCAGGGTCAGCCCGCCGCTGTGGTGGATATCGAACCCGCCCATCTGGTCCAGGATGCCGCGTTTCAGCAGGTCCGGCCCGCTGTTCAACAGGTTGGCCTGTTTGGCCCGCAGGTTATTGATCGCCGCGTGATTCAACACCAGGTGCCGATCGGTGATCGGGCAGCCGTTTTCATCCAGGATTCGCGCCACACCGGCCGAATCGCTCATATCCGCGGCCGTTGCGAAGGGGGCGGTTCCAGCGGTGCCGTAAGCGCGGGAGGCTTTTTGCTTGGCCACGGTCGCCAGATCGACCTCGATCAGGTTGACCAGTGTGCGAAAACACTGCGCCATAACGTCCCGCATGAAAGTGGATTTCGCCGAAGTCTTCCCGAGGCCCTTGTCCTGCTCGCCAGTCAGGTAGAACGGCACGGCGTAGCTTTTGGAGATGGTCACCGTGGTGCCAGGGGCTGCGGTGTCAACCGTTGTCGGACCGGTTGACGCGGGAGTCGTGGCAACTGCCGACCGGGCAGCGACTACCGGGAAGACGATCGACTGGCCGACTGCCGCCTGTTCGGCGGATGAATCGCGGTTCACAGCCGGGATCATCCCGACCATCTCTCGCGATACGATGTCCAGCGCTTCTACAGCCGCTGGAATGAGGTTGGTTAACGTGTTTGCCATAATAAGTGCTCCTTTTCAAAAAGCGTCTGAATGAATATTTCCCGGCTTAATCAACCGGGTTGTCAACAATTGCACCGCCCGCAGCCAGATAATCATGGCGATCGGAATACGCCATCGCCTCATACTCGGATCGGGTGATCTCTTTGGCCCCGCTGTTCTGCGAATTTCCATCGCCAGCCGGGACAAATTTGCGGGCGTTCACATCCGGATCAACTTCCTCGGATGCATCACGAGCGCTGACATACAGCTGGTTGGCGTCTTCCGACTCTTTCTTCGCCTCGTCCAGTGTCGGGCGAAGGTCAAGAGCCTTCTGTTTGCCTTCCTCTGTTCCGCTCTCGAAGGCGTCGGTCATCTCTTGTAAGATGGATTTCACCTTCGCGTCGGCCGTTTTGGCCGCGTCCAATAAAGGTTTTAGTTTCGACATGCTTACTCCTTTGGGCCAAATATGGCCAAATAATTGCGCAGCGCCTGCGCTTCTTTTTCCAGGTCGCTGACCGTCTCGGGATCCACTGGGGTCTCGATCGGTTCAGTTTCCTCTGCAGCGGATTCCTCAGCCTCACTGTCAGCTGATTCATCCGGAACATTCTCATCAATGACCGCATCCTCTGGCTCTGTGGCTTCTTCCAACAGCGCATCCGGAACGTGTTTGTAATTCTCCAGGCAGTTCAGGAACGCCCGATTCTGAGCGTACCTGCCCGACTTTGCCGCGTTGCCGGTGATCACCTCGTCCACAAACCCAAGTTCCATAGCTTCCTGGGCGGTCATCCAGGTCTCATCGAGCATCATTTTTGCCAGCTTATCGGCGTCCAGGCTGGTTTTGCTCTGGTAGGTTTGAACAATCCCGTTCTTGACTACCTTCAACTCTGCTAGGGCCGCTTTAAGCTCTTCGATGTTTCCCCATGCCAGAATGGAAGGGTCATGGATCATGAAGAAAGCCGAGTCCTGCATCTTGACCACGTCACCCGCCATTGCCACAAAAGTGGCAGCGCTGGCGCATAGGCCATCGATGCGGGTGGTCACTCTACCCGGGTAATCCATGATCATCGCCCGGATCGCGCTGGCGGCAAAACATTCACCACCGCCCGAGTTGATCCGCACGGTAACCGGTCCGCCCTGGCCGAGCGTGTTCAAATCTTCTTTGAACATCGCCGGGGTAATCTCATCGCCAAACCACGAAAATTCGCTGATGTAGCCATAAAACTCAATCTCTGGCTCTCCACTTTCGGAGTCGGCAGCATTTCGCAGCCCCCAAAAACGCTCAAAGGGTTTTGCCGTCCCTTCGATGACTCGCATAGGGTTTTTCATACAACCTCGCTTCCTTGAAACGATCCAAAGATATTGATCAACGGTCCGCTCATCGCCTTGAGCCGTTCCACATGCGGCAGCAGATTCAGCCCGTCCTCTTGCCACGGGCGCAGGTGATGCTCGAGCGGATAATGAAAGGTAGGTACGTCGTGGCTATAATCATGGAAATAAACCTTGTCGCCCTGGTAGCAATCCATGCCGCATAAAATCACCGGATCGCAGCCCATCCATAAGGCAAACCAGGCTGCCGTATTGGATGAATAGAACCCGGTCCACACCGGTACATCGAACAAAATATCCGATGTCGGATCAGCGCTGACTTTTACCGTCTTTAGGGTTTCCACCGCCTCCAACAGCCGCGGGTCAGATTCGGGGTGATCGTTGTACACCATGAAATCTGCCTGGACCAGCTTGAAAGCGTGATAATTGACCGCGATCAGCACCGCACCTTTTGGAACCCGCGCCAGATCGGCGGGCAAACTCGGACCGCCACCCAGAACCGCCGCCGGCCGCCCAATATAGCGATCGCGCAACTTGCTCATTAACCGCTTCATGCGCCGCTCTCCAGTGCCTTGGTCTCTGCAATGGAAGTCAGACCGGTTTGCAGGCTGCCGTCCTCAGCCACCCGCGCCATGTTGGCCGGGATGTAGTAAGCGTCGCCGCCATCGTAAGCCGATAGATCCTCGATCTGCCGCGCCTCATTGGGACTCATCTGCCCGGAAAGAATCTTTTCTTTCAGGTACGTGCTGCGGGTTTTGGCGTCGGTGCGCAGCAGCGCCTCGCGGATAACTCGGAAATAGGTATCCTTTCGCTCATCCAGCGTCAACCATTTCAACCGGCCAACCTCTTCCAGCTGCACCAGGTACGGATTCAGCGTGGTACCCAGGTAATCAAGCTGCTGAGCCTCGTTGCTCTGGTAGCTCTGTTTACCCATGTTGATCTTGTGCAGCGGCATGCCGAAGAAATTGGCGATTTCTCCATCTGTTGCGCCCACCGTCTCTAGAAACTGGGCATCGGCCGGGGTGATGGAGATTGGTTCGAATTTAGCGACCTTGTTATCGAAGACCGCCACCCCACCGGCATTTTCAGATCCACGGATCGAAGCCAGGTAACTTTCTTTCAGCTTCTGCCGCGCTTCTGGGTTCACTTCACCGTTGACCCATAACACGCCGGATGGATTCAATCCCTGCGAATGCAGTTTGTTCTGGGTTTGGTGCGCACCCAGCTGCCGCCCCATCGTCTCGCGTGCGTAGGTCAGCACGCTTTTACCCGAAAGGCCGTCGGTGGAGTTGATCATCAAATGCGCCACTTCGTCACCAGGCAAAATTTGTTCATCGCCGTTGGGGAAGACGGTTTTATAAACCTTGTCACCGTTGGGATTGAATCCCGGGGTTGTTTTATCCGCATCCAGAATGTAAAACTCGCGGTACTCGCTCTGTGGATCCCAGATGTAGGCATTCCCGTAATAGAGCAGCCACAGGATGATCGTCTTTTTGAAAATAAAGGGGGTCATCCAGCGGTTAGGCTCTACCTCCAGTAGGTACGCCGGGTTGCGCGTCACGCCATTGGGCTCCACCTGGTCGATTGACCGGCCCATTTTTTTGAACACCTGGAAGGGCAGCGACGCGATATCATCGCTCAAAATGTTGCCGCAGCGGTAAGCCGTCGCCAGAGATTTGGCTTTTTCAGCAGAGACCCGCTGCCCGGCATCTGTCATGCGGCCCCAGGGCACGATGAACTCCGGCCTGGTCTCTGGTTGCATCGGCGCAGCTGGCAGCTGAGGGCCCTGCAGCGCGTTGATTACCCGGATTACAGAGTCTAAAAAGGTCACTCAGCCCTCTTTTCTAGAATCACATTTACATTGCCATCCCGCGTCCAGCTCAGCGATGCGATTCGCCACGGCTTTGGCTGGTAGGTCAGATACCGGGGATAATCCGGATCGAAATGCTCAAAGGTGATTTCATCCACCGGGTTGCAGTGGGTAGGGTCGTGCAGGAATCCATCACTGGATCCGTAAGGCGTCTCAATATAGATTCTGGCACCCACCTGCAGCACCCGCCAGCACTCATCCATGAATTCAATGAACGGCCGGCGCGTCCCTCGCTCTGTGACGCCCACTGGCGGAATGTGCTCAATGATGTGCCAGGCCTTCGCCGCCTCGATGCTGTCTGAGAAGATCGGCCAGGGGTGAATGTTCAAATCGTGGACAATGTCCACGCCCGGCAGCCGCTGGATGTCGATTCCTGTCCAGCCGAGGTCTTTGTGATTCCCGCAGGCAATATCGAGTTTCATCACATGCCCCAGTCAGGAGAGAGAATCGCAGCGCTCAGATCCACGCTGCCCTTATAGAATCGCGCCCGGCACATAGCCGTGATCCATGCGGCTACCGGATCGATCCGTTTGGTGCGAATGACCGACTTGCCCCTGGTCTCTTTGACGTACTTGATCAACCCGCTGCCGTTCTTGGCGATGGAAGTATTGCCAAATGTCCACCTGGCCAGCGGGCTGGAGCTATGTGTAAGTTTGTTTTCCTTTAAAAGGATCTCCGCCTGATTCATCGGATCGGTCAGGTTGATGAAAGTTTGCGGCACCGTCACCACGGTCAACCCATCCGCCTGCAGCTCCTGCAACATCATGGTTGCGAAGGCCGGGTCCGCCACCACTTCCCGAATTTTGTACAGCTGGCTCAGCTCCATAATTCGATTCTTGATGGTCATGTAATCGATCACGTTGCCTTCCGTGGCAGTCACCCACTTGCCCTCTACCCATTTGTCGTATGGCACATGGTCCTTGGCAATCCGCTCCACCATGTTTTCTTGCGGGATCCACGCCTCCCAAAGTAAGCGCCAGTCCAGCTGGGAATCCTGCGGCGGGAAGAGGATCGCGATCGCTGAAAGGTCCGTGGTGGTGGATAGATCCAGCCCTATGTAGCACTCGCGCCCGCTCTGTTCCACCGGTGACCAATCACCCACCGTCTGATCAAACAGATCGATCGGCAGCCAGGTGGTCAGTTTGCTGGTGATCCATTGATTCAGGCGCAGCCAGCGGAACAGCCGTTCATCCGCCGGTTTGACCCTGGCTTTGGCGGCCGCCTCGCGCACCGATTCGATGGTGAAGGTATGCCCCAGACTCGGGTTGGCCAACACCCAGTTTTCTTCGTTATAGATGTCCTCACCCTCGTAGCCATAGATGGCCACGTACCAGGTCGTATCGATAATCTCACCGGCGGCGATCTTGACCGCGTACTCGTGCTGTTCCCAACCGACGCTGACTCTGTCCGGGTCGTCTCCCGCCGTGGTAATGATCCACCAGATCGGCTGCCTTCTCGCATCGCCAGCGCCGAAGGTCATCACATCCCACAGATTGCGATTCGGCTGAGCATGCAGCTCATCGAAAATACAGGCACTAAGATTCAGGCCGTGTTTGGTATAGGCCTCGGCGCTCTCCGCCTTGTACACGGATTTAGATACCTTGTCGATGATCTTATGGGTCGATTCGAGTATCTTGGCCCGCGTGGCCAGCGCTGGAGCCTGATGGATCATTTCGACGGCCACATTGAATACCAGGCTCGCCTGATCACGATCCGCGGCGCAGCCGTAAATCTCGCCGCTTTTCTCACCATCTGCAAAGAGCTGATACAAAGCCGCACCGGCCGCCAGCTCGGACTTGCCGTTTTTCTTGGGGATCTCTACATAGACGAACTTATACTGACGGGTGCCATCAGCTTTGAGGGTTCCATAAACCGTCCGGATGATCTCCCGCTCCCACGGCAGCAAGGTAAACGGCTGCCCGGAGAACTGACCCTTCGTATGCTTAAGCGATTCGAAGAACCGCACCGCCCGGTTGGCGTGTGCTTCACTGAACATGGGCAGCACCAAACAGGCCATGATCGCCACTGCCAGCATCCACACAAAGAATCGCTTCATTGTGCACCCTGGCCACCACTGATAATTTCATTAGCCTCACTGAGCAGCTGCTCAAGTTCATCCGGAGGCGGTTCCTTCTCCTTCGGGTCTGGCGCAGCCCCTGCCCGCGATCGTGGGGTAAGGTACAGCGATTGGCGCAGCTTTAGAAGCATGTCCCGCTTGCGGTCAGCTCGCCCATCGAGCTTATTGAATGATTCGAAGGCCTCTCCGATTTCCTTTGAGAGCTTCAAGGCTTCTTCGGTTTGGCCAATCTTGAGGAAGGCTTCATACTTCGCATTCAGCAGCAGCCAGACTTCATAGGCGGCCTTCCGCATCCGATCGATCTCAGTCAGCTGCTCAGTCAGCATGCAATAATCAATCAGCAGCCCCTGATCCAACCGGGTAACTATCACACCTTCGATGGCTGCATACTCCCGCATGATTTCGCGCCACGTTTTTGCCGCAATTGGGAACTTGGCA